GATAGTTGAAGAAGCTTGAACGCCCTCAGTAGAGCCAGCAAGAGAACCAGATAGCTGAACTGAACCAGAAGCAGCGTAAATAATACCAGCTAACTGAAAAGAGCCAGCAGAACCAGTGTATTCACCGTTCGAAGAAGAAACTGCGATAAATAAGCCGTAAGCACCACCAGCGGAAGTGCCGTTAACTGGAGCAGTTGCAGTCCCTGCGTTATTTTCAGTTTGCCAGCCTGCCTGTGCATCAGCGGTGCCGTCGTTGTTAGCGTCTTGCTGACCAAGGAGGCGAATATAAGTTAGCGGAGCAACATTAGCGTTAAGAAACGCTTTCGCTGCGTAAGTTCCGTACATTGGAGACTGATAGTTGCCACCACGGTAAACATCACCACCACCGTTGCCTGGAACCGCATCACCCATTAGCTCAACGAACTCTGAATAAGATTGAACTTTCACAGGAGTCATAGCAAGACCGCGAGTTGCGCGACCAATAACAACTGGACCAATTGCATCTGACTCGCGTGGTCTAAAAGAGTTGTCAATCTCGTTAATGAAAACCCCTGGTGAAACAAACTTAAAATTCTTTACTGACATTTATAGATCCTCACTTTAAGTTGGTGGTATAAACCACCTTAGTCATACCTAAATAGTGTCGAGCGGTTCAAAAGGAGATCAGGAAGAAAACAAATATAATGTTTTTGTTCTCAGGAACTGATCGTATAGAAGCCATCATCGTCTTCTTTTACAATTGATTCCATTGGATATGTAATCTCAACAAAGTTTTCTTCGACCCTTACAATAGGTCTATCATCGTTCTCGCCTTCGCCAATTAAATAACCAAGAACTTTTATGCTTATTTCTGTACTGAATATTCTTATGTCCTCACCAAGAGCAGCAGTATTGTTGTTGTGTGAGAAGTTTTGATCAATAAACGCTTCGTATGTGTGTCCATTCCTGCGAAGATTAAAAGCATTTATTTGCCCTGTACGTGCCATGAACGGAGTTATTATTTCGTTCATTTGCTGTTGGTATTCTGTTTTAATTGTAATTTTATAATCTAAGTTTATATAAACTGGAAATGGAATTGAAAGAGAACGAACAACAATTTTTTTGTTAACTCTTGGGGCGTATTTCTGCGCTGTGCCACCCGTGTAGTTTGCTGCGCGTGTATTGCCAACAACAGCAAAGTTTCTTGTTTTATCTTGAACAATTTGTTTTGCAATAACCATACGCCCTGCTCTACCATTTTTATCTTTAGAGTATAAATGAGCTTGGAAAGATCCTTTTCTTGCTGGATCTTTTACTATGCCAGTGCGTTCAATGCTGATAACTGGAAGAATTAAAACACCGTCATTATCTCTTAAAGATTTATCGTCTTTTACTTGGAACGCTCGCTCTGGAGATTGCCAGAATACAGGAACCTTATTCCAGCCTTTGTTTGTTGTTGCGCTAAGTGCTAGATCTTCTTTTAGCCATGAAACAATTGCGTAATCTATTGTCTCAATAGAAGAGTTTAGCATACCAACTTCACTTAGTTTTAACTCAGTGCCTGGAGGTATCATAGCGAAATCAAAATCTTTAGGTAGCATCAAACGCTCCTTGTCTTGTGAGTCTGCATGTTGCTGAAATCTCAAAAGATTGACCAGCTTGACCAAATAATAGTTTTGGCTTTGAAGTTTTTACTATCTCATAATAACTATCATTATATAAAACATAATCGCCAACACGAACAGATAAATTTTGATCTGTTTCCAATCTTCGCTTATGAAAATGTACATTAATTTCTGATGAATTATCCACACCAACACCATCTAAATACTTTGTTGAGAAATCTGTATATTCCACAAGAGCATAAACATGAAGAGGAGGCAAGAAAGTTTTTTCTATTGCTTCTCCGTACAAATCATGAAAGTTTGTTCTCTCAACATCAATAGGATAATAAAGAATCTGCTGACCAATTACTTTTTCGATCAGTTCATCGTTAACTTGCTTTACGAGATCACGCTCTTTCTTGCCGAGAAAGAGCGGAGGAGGAGGTGCTGCTGGTCTAGACCATTCGTTATCAGACATTTAGTTACCCCACGAAGATTGGTAGCGGAGATTGCTTGAAAGTATTTGCAGCAGCTTCAGCGGTTTCAGAATCTTGTTTAGCAAGTTCAGTGTATGTGACTTTATCGAGGATCTCCATTAATTTATCTTTTAATTGTTGCTGTTCGTCTTTTGCCTGCGACAATAACTCTGAATGGTTTAGCGTAACAGATTCACCTGGGATTGGCATAGTTGTATATTTGCCTCGTACTTGTCCAAGCATTTCTTTACATAACGCCAAAGCATACTTACGAATCCATTGTTTACCAATAGAGTTGATGTTTGCATATGGAAGATTATCAAAAGGAAGAGTATTGATGTTGTTAATGCCGTCTACGCCATCATTATAATTTGCATTTACATCCCAGGAGTTTGCATTATCAACATAAAAGTTGACCCAAACACGATTGTATTCTGAATCTCCAAAACCAAACTTATCTGGCTGAGGAAATAATCTTAATTTGTTGTCTCTTAGCTCATAAGAATAATGAGAGGTTCTGGTATAAATTGAATCTTCGTACATGATTGCTTGAAGTTTATTTTGCCAAGTTGGGATAATCTCAAATGTAGAATCATCAGCAAATTGTCCGTAAGTTGAATAATTGCCAACAACGCCTACGCCACCATAATAACCGTAGAAACGCCACATAGCACGAGGAGACTTATAAAAAACTTTAGTAATAATAACCCTATTCGTTCCAACTGCACCAGAATAAGGCACAGCATTTCCAGCATCGTCAACACCAGAATCTGAAGCGCTAACAATAATTGTTTGTAAATCGTAGTCTTGAACACCTTCTGTTATACTGAAAGAAGCTGAATAAATTGGTGTTGTCCCGCCAAAGCCGGCAATCGTTGACATTACATCACCGACTCCGCGAGCGTGTGCGATTTGAAATCTTGGATAACGAAGGTTTACAGAAGATGGACCTTCTTTTAATTCACCTTTATGGTCAAATGTTCCTGTTTGTTCTCCAAGAACACTTGATACAATGTTCTGTGCTTGATGAAGATTTACAATATAAGAATATTCAAGCACAGCTTCTTCGTATGCCGTATAAACATCAGCAGCAGTTAATTCAATATCAACAACAGAACCACCAAGTTTTTTGAAAACATAATTAACTTGAAGTGCTGCCCCACTAAGAAAGTCTGATGAACCAGTATAAATACCATAAGGCACTGCTGATGCAACATCAGATGCAGTACCAGTAGATGGTAAAACTAAAGCGCTAACCTGTGATAATGGATTAAGGTTTGTTGGCATTTGTAGAAGTTTCCTTTAATTTACTCTGCTGATTTTTTACTGCGAGTGCTTTTACGGATAGTTTTTTTAACTGATTCTGGGGCAGGTTGTGGCTCGATAGGGGCAGCTTCTGCAACAGGCTCCACGACTGGCTGTGGCGCTGGAACAGGAGCGGGTGCCGCTGGAGCTTCAACAGCTTTTGAGCGTAGTAGTTTCTTTTTTCGAATATTCATGTTTAACTCCTTTAACGAAACTATAGTAAGTAGTTATGGAAAAATAAAAAGCCCCTGGCTTTCACCAGGGGCTAGCTATCATTTATAGCTTATTGGTTCTAGGAGCCAGACTCGCCTAGAAGACCACGGATGACGACTAGACCATAAAGGTCTGGACGGACCATCTTCTTCGCATAACGGGTCATGACCCCCTTGCGAGGCACGAAGTCCTCTGGACCAAAGATGGTTGGAGTGGTCTGTAGTGGAACGTATGGAGCGTAAACGTAACCGCTTTCTAGGAAAGAGCTACCTCTACGACCAACGAGGACCACGTTGCGTAGGAAGTATGGGTCAACAATGACATCAAACTTCTTGCTTAGTGAGCCAACCTTGACTGCACCAACAGAACCAGACTCATCATCAGCGGTAACAGAAGCACGGAAACCAGCGGTGAACTCTAGAATGTTAGCAACTTCAGGTCCGACGACGATGAAGTTAGCGCCACCTCTAAGAGTCTTGCGGTGAATCTGTGCAGAAACATCGTTGATGGTTTCGACTAGAGTCTCGTACCACTCGCTAACAGTACCAGTGAAGTCTGGAGCGGCAGCAGAAGCGCCGATCTCAGTACCAGTTTCGCGGTTAACGAATAGACCTGGAGAGCGAGCCCAATAGTAGGTGCCAGCGGTAGCACCGTTAACGAGGTCCGCTAGAATCTCACGGTCGATTTCTAGAGCAATCTGCTCGGATAGGATGCTGGTTAGCTCAACCTCTGCATCGAGGTTGTGATAAGCGTTTAGATCCTGACCAAGCTCTGGTGTCCACTTAGCCTTTAGCTTCTTGGTTTGAGCGGTAACAGCGATGCTATCGACTTTGATGTCGATCTCTGGGATTAGCTCAGAACCTTCGAGTCCCCACTCTGATGCACCGACAACAGCACCAAGAGCGGTAGCGCTGGTTAGATTGTCGCGAAGTGCAAAAGATGCAGTAAGACCAACAGCCTCGGCAACTGCGCCAGTGTTGATATCGTCAGCTGTCGTGCCAGAAGGAGCAACAACCGTGAATAGTAGTTCATCGGCAGAAACTAAGCCAGTTGCGACATCGGCGGCAGAAGCAACACGAGTTAAGCGACGAACTAAGTTACCAGCAGAAGTAAGGGACGAGCCAATACCTGTCTGCTGAGTAATGGTGACATCGTTAAGCACGATTGGAGCCGTGTTGTCAAGATCGATGTTGTTGCCAGTATAGCTAGCTTGAGCAACAGCAAAAACTGCAACAGCGTAAGCTGTGCTTGAGCCACTTAAAGCTAGAATGTCTGGATCGAACTGTAGAAGCTTTTTCTGAGCCTCAGAAGCGGAATCCAGATCGAAAGCCTGTAGATCATAGCCGCTTAAGGCAACCTCAACACTGCCGGTTGGTGAAGCGTAAGCATAACCACGAGCACCGACTGTACGAGCACCACCAAAGTCAACCTTAGCGCTGTTTAGAAGATCAACGCCACCAGTGATCTGGGAGCCAACCTGATCAGTACCGTAAATGGACTTATCAGCAATGTTGCCAAGACGACTAGTCTGTGAGCCAGAAGCACCTAGATTTGGTGAGAACACGAAGTCTAGGAAGAAAATAAGCCCAGATGGTAGGCTCATTGGCTGAACGCTAACGAGATCGTTGGCGATTAGACCAGCGAAAACGCGGCGAACAATTGGGAATGCGACGGCAGCGAAGCCCTCAACATCACCAGCAGACATGCTGGAAGACTCACGGAGTAGTTCCTTTGCTTGGTTCTCAAGCAGACGAGCCATAGAAGCGCGTTTACGGTCGTTGTTTAGACCCTCTAGGAGTCCAGTGCGCTCCCATTTCTTTAATAGCGCGTTAGATTCTGCGCGCATATCACGATTGACAACACCTTCGGTCAATCTTTCGATAATAGACATAAGATATACCTCCTTTTATTTGATACCTGCTAGTCTACGCATACGTTCTGCGAACGCATCAGTTTGTGTGCTTTCCTGACGGGAAGCGCGGATAACAGAAGAAGGACGATGAATAGCTTCGCTTAGTGATTTTGGACTGTGACGTTCGCCAGCAGACTCCACTGTGCTTTGAAGTGTTTCGTAGATTGTCTTTGCTTCTGAAACAGAATCTGCGCGGGAAATAGCTTCGACAATTTTATTCTTTTGTCGCTCATTAAAGGAGGTACTTCTTAATGCACGATTCGTGTATAATAAACGAGCATTTGAAAGGTTAACGCTTTGTAGTGTTTCTTTCAATTCGCTTGTAGCTTGCTCGTAGTTTTGAAGGCGATCTTGAAGTTGTTTATTTTCAAAAACAAGCTCTTCTTGTGCCTTTTTAAGATCTTCTAACTCTTGTTGTAGTTCGGTGCTACGACGATGAGCCATTTCTTTTTCCATTTGATATTTCTTGTCGCTAGCGGAGCGACCAGCCCAACCTGAAAGGTCGGCACCCATATCAACCATTAGTTTTTCAACGATAGAATCAACTAAATCTTGTTCAGAAAGTTCTTCTTGTTCTTCTTGTTCTTCTTCGATTTCAATTTCTTCGGATAAATCTTCGTTTTCTTCTTCTATAGCTTCTTCAATGTTGATTTCTTCTTCTTCGGAAAGTTCTGCTCTTAAAGCCTCAACAGATTCGCGAAGGGCACCAAGATCAAGATTAAACTGAATTTCTTCGTCTTCAGTTGGCATATTTGTTAAGTTTGAGCCCTGCATGTCGCTTAGGTCGCTAGTGGCTGCATAAGGAACGTCTTCTAGTTCTTCTTCAAGGGCTTCATCAGCAGGCGCAACTGCTGCAGTATCTGATAATTCTGCCCCCAAGCCAAGCTCGTCTTGTTCCAGCAATTGCTCTAATGTACTGCGAACTTCATCAGAGTATTTATCAATAACTGATGCCTCGGCATTTTTTAATGCCGCTTCGCGAAGTGCTTTTGCGTCAATAATAGCTTCTTTTAGTAAGCTTGACATACAATTCTCCTAAAAATAAAGTTTCAAAATTAAATAGTAATACTTTTTTATAAAAGCAAATAAATTAGAAAATAAACCAGTCTGTTCCGTTACAATAAAGGTTTATGGCTGGATTAGAGCCAGACATAACAAAAGATGAAGCGTTATCGATATTAAATCCTGAGCCTGTGATTGTTATAAATCTAGCTGCTGCACTTTCATCTTTAACAACTAATATTCTTCCTGTAATCGCTGCAGATGGAGTTGGTAACGTAACTTCAAGGTTTCCTGCTGCTGTTGCTCCAAGAATGTAATCTGAGTCATTAACAGTAAAAGGCGTGGTTGTTATTGGTCGGTAGCCAGCATAGTAAGCACCAGTAACAAATAATGATCCAGAAAGAACAACGTTATGTCCTGCAACTGGATTGGCAGCTTCTGAGCCAGTATAAAAAGAAAAGTTTAATGAACCGCTACTAACACCTTCGCCAGAAGCGGTCATAAACTGAATAGAATTAGCTGGTCCTGATGCGGCTCCGTCGCCCCCAGCAGAAGAAGTGCAACTTACATATGCCCAACCAAATTGAGCCATTAGCCTACTCCAACAGAACCTGACCAGCTAGGTCCAATAGAACCAGATGTTCTAGATGAATCAATGTTGGTTAACCCAGCGACAACTTGAACATTATTGGAACCAGATAACCAAAGCTCACCTATTTTAAGTTCTAAAACAGCAGATGTTCCACCGTTACCAGAAACTTCAAAAAAGTTGTTGTTTTCAACACCGTTCTGCGAAAAGCCGACTCGTACTGGATCGGTTGATTGATTTAGCACATAAAGCCAGCGAGTGGTTGTTGGAAATTCAACTTTTGTAGTTGTAGCCGCATTAACCCCACCAGTAACAAAAGGACGACCTGAAACTTGATAAGCGCCAACGTGGTTTAAGCCAACATCTGTTTTCCATGATATAGCCATAGTTTATCTCTCCAATTAATAATAAGTAGTTAGTTATTGTTTCTTGCGCGCTTTTCTGTCATTCTTTGTTTTTTTAGCTCTTCGCGTCTGCGGCGTCTTTGTGCTCTAAGTCGCTTTTCTCTTTTAGCAACAGATGGCTTTGTGTAATAAGAATTTTCTCTAACTTGTTCTACGATTCGCTCTTTTTTTGTTTTCTTGATAAATCTGCGAATCATTCTTTCAACGTTTCCTTTACATTGATTTATATCAACACCAAAATTAGTTGGTTTTTTCATTGCATTGCCTTCCAAATCTTTGAAGCGCCACCCATAAGAGAGCTAATGTCAACGCCAGAGTCCGTAGGATCTCCTAAATCAACTGCTCCTGCTTTTGGTGCCGCTGCTTCGTAACTAGTCATTGGTTCTGTATTTTCAAACAAATCAACACCACCATAAGCGTCTTTTCCAATCGCATCCATTAACTTGCGACGATGCTCGGTTAGTTTTGCTTTTGTTTGTTCTGCTTGTCGTTTCATTTGAATTCTTTCAGGCTCTCTTTGAACATTGGATCTTGATTCAACTACAAGATTACCTTGCATGCCTTTAGCGACTTCTGAAACAATATTAGATAAAAGCCCTTCTTCTATGAGGACTTCTTGAATACACTCTTTTACAAGTGGCTTAATAAGACTTTTTAATTCGTTTTTTTTCATTTTATACCCGCTAGGATCTTCATCCTATCATAACTTACAGATTCTTGTTGAGTTTTTGCTTCTGGTTCTTGGTAATTAGGGTTTTCATAAATCGCCATAGCAAAATTATCAAATTTCCCAGAGCCATACAAAGCCCTGTATGCATAGTACACAGCTTTTTTATCTTGTGAGTTGAGCTTATCAAAAGTTGCTTTTAGACCTCCTTTCTTATTAACAGATTTAGCTTTTACAACATAATTTCTGTTAATAAGAGATGTATTCTTATCGCCGTAAATTTGCTTACCGGGATTGTTGACAGAAGCCTCGTTAACAAGTCGAGCCGTCTGAGAACTTAAAAGCTCATCTCCCATAAATCTACCTAAGAAGTTGGCAAACTTATCTAAGTATTGTTTAAAAGTATCTTCACTTTTTTCCTCTTCTTTAGCGTTGTTTTTGAATGATTCATATGCTGCTTTAAAATTCTCGTCGGTAAACTTTTCTTCTGAGTACATGAATTTTCTCTGCTCACGCTCCCGTTGCTCTGGCTCTTGAACTGGTGCCGATGTATCGCCTACTGGGGCGTCCGTGGCGTCGGTATCTGCGCTATCCGGGGCGTCGGTGTCTGCTGCTCCTGGTTGTTGAACTGGTTTCTCGCCATTTTGCTGGTCGTCTGGGCGTGGAGGTGCTGCTCCAGGGTCAGATTGTTTGCTCGGTGGTCCAGGGAAACTTGATTGGCTCGATGTAGCCGTTGGTTCTGCTGGCGCTTCTGGACTACCAGAAGAAACATCTTTACCAGCAAACAACTCTATAAACTTTTTCTTTATTGGTTCTCTTTTATCGTCACCGGCTCCAAAAGTGCTAAGGTAGGTTAAAACAAGTTCTTTTACCCTTTCATTAGGTTCTTTATACCATTCTATAATTTCGTCAATATCTTCTTTTCCAATTCCAAATCGACTACCTAATAGTTCTTTGTAAACTTTCTTGAAATTTTCTTTATTTTCAGCATTTATTAGTTCATCAACCAATACATTTCTTTGATAATCCGTCAGACCTCCTGATTCCGGCGTATCTGTTCCTGCTGTTGACGCTATTTGTGCTTGTTGTGCAGAAGACGCACCCAAAGCTTTGCTAGATTCTGGATTTAATTTGATTTTATTGTTTCTTAGGAGTTTTACAATAACTCTTATAATCTTGTCTCTATCTGGTCCCTTTGGTATATTAGATAAAGCTTTAATGGTTTCTGGAGCATCAATAATTCTTCTAGATTTCTTTTCTTCCAAAACATTGAAGCCAGCATTCTTCAAGTCCGTAGCCAACGCTTTTAAGATTGTATTTAAAGTTTTGCTATCGATACCAGCTTTGGCTAATTGTGATTGGATTCCTTTGCCTCTTTTCCCACGGAAAATGTATACATCTTTTTGTTGATCTTCCACTTCTTCTTCGGCGTCCTCAATAGCCGCTGCGACAGCTTCCTCTGGGACACCTTTGTTTTTAAGCATTTCGATGTATTGATCGATTTGATTTAACATTTTTTCTCTTTGTTTTCGTGGCGCGGCGGCGTAATTTTGCAAAGCTGGAACTAATACATTACTGAGATCATCTATCTCTTTTTGAGAATATTGTCGCTCTTGTAAAAAGCTACGCCATTTATCCACTATAACTTTATCGTTTTTAAAGCTTGACCAACTACTCATCTTCTAATACCTGATTAATTAAGCGATTGATTTTATCTGCTTTTGTAAATACGTTGATGTTATGTTCTTTGGCTTCTTTCATCATAAAAGCGCCAGGGGTAGAAGGCTCAGAAACAAAGTCAAAACAAATAAGTTGGAAGTCGTCTTCAACCATAGTTTGACCATTTGATTCTCTAACTGAACCCATGCCTCTTGAAGAAATACCAAGAGTAACGCCAGACTCCACAAGAGAACGTAGAATTTTACCAGAAGGAGTTTCTAAAATTTTTGCTTTACCCATAACAGCTTTGCCATCCCACCAGACTTCTGTAATCATGTGAGAAGCGTTCTTTAAATTAATAACTGAATCTTCTGGGTGGTCTAATTCACCTAAAGCTCTATTTTCTTTTACAAGTTTTTGGTAGTTCTTCATTTCTCTTTGGAGAACACGATAAGGGTAAACTCGACCGTTACCATTGCGGACATCTGCTTCTTGTAGTTTGCCACTAAGGATCATACCACCATTAGCAACAAATCGCTTTTCTTCTTCAGTAAGAAGGTCTTTGCATATTCCGCTCTCGCAAAGAGCATAAAATTCTCTTAATAATTTCTGACTCATAATTAAATCCTAAAAATAGCAGGCTCACCCTGCACGAATATACAGCCGCTTTTGCAGCGACGAACAGGTTGTAGCTTCCATCTATTGATTATCATGTCGTTCATTGTTCATCTCCTTATTTGGCTTTAGAACCAATATTTTGCTCTAACATTTTAAGAATTCTTTCTAGCATAGTTTTGTGCTGGGACAAATCAATCCCTGGCCTTGATGCTAAATCGGAGATATATTTTTCAATTTGATTAATAAGTCCAGTCTCTTGACCAGTTAATTCTTTTTCAGTGTCAGAAATTCTAGATAAAGCATCTTTTCTTCTTTGAGAAGCACTGGCGGTTTGAGTAGCTAGCTTTGTAGGATCAGCAGTTTGATCGTTTGCCAACTCTTCAAGAATAATTTCTTTTAATCTACTCTTCGTGATCTTCATTTCCAATCCTCATGTTTTGCGCTATTTGAATTCCTTGATCACCAAATACCATGCTAAGAGCATAAGATGTTCCAGAGGAAAGTGAGCCAAGTAAAAGTGCGTTTACTAAACTAACTTCAAAATTAAATAGTTGCGTCATTGGAGAAAGCAACATTAAAATCCATCCAACGTGAAAACCCATGCACATAGGACAATGAAATACTTTTCCATAACCTTTATATGATTGCTTTTCTGGTCGCAATCTTTTTAACAAAGGCATGTCGCTATAAACTAAAATCTGCGTTAGTCCGTAGGCGATTAAGGCGAATAATATTAGTTCTATCATTTCTTTACCTGATTTGAATTAAATTTACTAGCCAAGAATTTCTGAAGCTCAGCATTTACATCTGGAATTGGGGCAAGATCATCCATGTCTTCTATGGTTTTCATAAGATCATTAATAAAAGCAACTTCGATGGGATCATCAACAATTTTGGAAACATCATCATCAACGTTTAACTTATCTAACCCTGTTGCTGATTTGAATGAGTCTTCGGCACCATATAGCTTTCCAACAATTTCTTTAGCATCTTTCGCACCCTTCCAAAGAGAGAAGATATTACTAACAACTGGTATCTGTTCTATTGCTGCCTCTGCTGCCTTCTTACCCAACTCTTGCCCTGCTTCCATAGCGCGGTGAGTTTTGATTAGTTTTCTTAAATCTCCAACCGTTTCTAGAGGTGCTTCTTGTATAAGAAACTTATCCCAGTTTTCCATTATAAGTTTCATTTGTTTAGACATTTATTTATTCCTATAATGTATATAGATAGTTCATTGCATAAGGATCTCTAACAAAACCTTTTCGGATAGATCCTTGCTTGACTGCTTGTGGGACTTCGCCAAGCTCAGTAGAATCTTCTTTATCTGGATTGGTTAGCTCATCATCAGTAATAGCAACATAAGCTTCCATTGCTTCAAAATAAGGACGCTCTTCTGTGATGAAATTAGAAATGTTTACAAGTGCTAGTTTGGCAGCAGATGTTTTTTCATCTTTTGGAGTTTGCATTTTTGCTTCAAAAGAGCCGTAAAAAGATCCAGCTTTAATTGACTCTGGAATAACAATTCCTCTTTTGCGAAGAAAAGTAAACAATCTGTTTTGTGCGCCATACACATAATCAGAAGCAATTTCTTTTGGAAACGCAATAATCTTGCTTTCGTTTAACGAAAGAATAATATCAATGTCACCGTGATCTAAAATCATCAAACTTCCGTCTAACGATTTACGAACATTCATTTCAAGGGTGACTAGTTTTCTGTTGGCTTTATCTCCAACTCTAATCGTTATCGCCATTATCAATCTCCCCAACTAATGCTTGTGTTGCTAAAACTGTCATTAAAACATTTTCGTTAATGGTTTGTCTTGAGAAGCTATCTAATCTGCTAATGATTTGTTCTGTTTTTTGAACCATATCATTGTCGTCTTTTATCTCAGAGTTTTTGCAAGCTTCTGTTAGTTTTGTTTTTAATCTTTTGATTTCTTTATTCAAGAAAATCTTAAGTTCTAATGCATTATCAGCAAAAGAAGAAATGTAATGATTTAATAGTTCTTTTTGTTCTGACAAAAGAGCATCGTCGTATTTCTCATTAAATTTCTTAACGAAACTTTTATAAGTTAAAGCATCGATCTGCGCTTGCTCAGCGTTTGGAGTGCTTTTAGACATTTGCTGAATAATGTTCTGCTCTAACATTACTCGTGTTTTTGGAGTTGTTTTTAACGAGAAAATCTGATCAATGGTGGCAAGACTTTTATAATTGGGCACAAAGTTATTGAAAATATCTGAGGATAGTTCTTTGTTAATGTCGTTGATTAATTCTGTTTGTTGGTTAAACAAACCTTGTGTGTCTATTAGTCTTTTAGCTAAACGAACTTCTTTAATCAGTCTTTCGCCCATTTCTTGCTCAATACCCTGATTGCTATACAAAGAACGATAACACTCTAAATCTTCTGATAAAAGGCTATCAGAGTTAAAATGCTTTTTAATAACTGAAATTGTTTTATCTCTTCGTTCTGTGTCGCCCTTCATGATAGCAACAGTTGCTTCACGAATTAACGCTTCATAGACAAACGCGGTATTTCTTTTTTTGTTATGCCTTGTCTTCATTGTTGTTTTGCTCCGTTAAGATTTCTTTTGTTTTTAAACTGTCCAGCAAAGAGCGCACAGATTGATTAACTTCAAAAAGTTGTTCTTCCTCTACTTGCTCTCTCAAAGTATAAGTAGATTGCTCTTCCTCGTAAATACCAACATTTGCACGAATAGGTTTAGCAAGGTTGTTTATTGCGGGTGCTCCTGGGAATACATTACGAACACCTGAGCTTGCTTTTTGTCCCCCACCAACAGCAGCCAGCGATCTACTGCGAGGACCACCACCAGATCTGCGATCAACTTTGGTAGGGTAATATAACTTACCTTTTGCGCCTGGAGTTAGATAAGGAGCGTTACGTGAACCTGGAGGGACCGCGAGTAATGGCGACTCTTCGCCGCCGCCTGCTGGCTCTGCCTCTGGTTCTGGTGCGGCTGGTGTTTCTTCTGGTCCACCGAGGTCTAGTTCGTCGCCGCCTCCACCGAGGTCTAGTTCGCCGCCGCCTCCACCGAGGTCTAAACCACCACCTCCACCGAGGTCGCCAGCAGCTGCTTCTTCTGCGACTGCTTGTAGTGCAGCATCTTGCTTACGATCATAAAACATTTCGCGTTGGTTACGGATAAATTCTTCGTTTGACATACCAAAAATATTTTCCATAACCCAACGACGAGAAAAATATCCTTCGGTAGCACCAGCGGCAATATCAAACTTTTGCTTCCAGTGCTCTAGCTCTTGTAGTTCTGCAATCTTGGAAGGGTTGTTTAGCGATAACTCAAAGCCTAAAAGATCGTCGCCTCTAAATCCAAGAGTGTAAAGATGAATAATGCCAATTTTGGTTAGCTCGGAAATAATAACTCTTTGTAGTCTTTGAATTGTTCTAGCAAAGCGAATGTCTTTCATAGCCAAAGTTGACTGATCTTCTGACGCGCCTTCGCCCATAGTAAGATAAGACTGCGGAATCTTAAGAGCAGAGAATAGTTTGTCGCGAAGATACTTTACATCATCAATAGCAGTAATGTTTTGGGCACCAGCAAGAGACTGAATGTCTGTAACTGAACCAGCACGAACAGGAATAAAATAATCTTCTTCAATAGACATTGGGTTATAGCGAAGATCGATTCTGCCTGTGTCTGGGTTAACAACAGAATGTCGCTTTAACTGTGTTACGATTTTCTCCATGTATTGTTCGACATCTTGCGGAGGAATCGCGCCAACATCAATTTTAAACACGCGACGTTCAGAAGAACGAACAACGCGATAAGCCATCATAGAATCTTCCATTAACGTAAGCTGACGCCAGATACGACGCGCCGGCTCTAAAATAGAAGAACCATAAGGAATGTATTTATCATTTCCTAAAATTCTAAAATGACAAATCTGCCAATTTTCGAACGTCATGCCCGCAGAGTTCCACTGGTACTGCACGTAATTTGGGTTTGTAGAGTCTTGCCCTTCTAATCTCTCAATCTCTTGTGGGGGCAAAGCGATTACAGATTTAACTCCATAATTATCGTCAAGATCAAGATAAAGAAAGAAATCGCCATACTTGCACATTGTTCTAGACCAACCAAACAAGTTGTATTGGATGTTTAGCACCTGATCAAAAAGAATGTGCAATACTGCTTTGATTTCTTCGTTAGAACATTTAATGTTTAGCATTGGACGAAGTTCAGTATATGTTGTCATTTCGTCTGCGTAAATATCAAGAGTAGAAGCAATTTCTGGAGTGTATTCCATTTGATCAAAATCAACGTATCTTTCCGTCCTACGTTGGTTTGCGATTGCATCTGTTGCAACAACATCTAATGGGTTATAGAGAGATTTTTTAAATTGTTGCCCTGAAGCAGATTTAAATCTTGAACTATATTTGTCAAGATGCTGTCTTCTTATTCTTCGCCCTGACTGTGAGCGATAACTAATAATAGGTCCAGAAAAAAGCCTTGTTAACGCTTTAAATAACTGCGACTCTGCATTAGCTGGATTTCTTCCCGATCTTCTTGGTGGTGCCATTTATTTTCTCACTTTATAATCCATTTGTATTGATCATACATTAATCTTGCTTCTGTCATTTTATCCATTATATTATCTTCTTTGTGCCCTATCTGTCCTTTGATGCGAGTATTCATTGTTGTTTTAGTTGTGTAGATTGCATTAACAAAA